GTCACCGAAATAAGTTAGGTTAGTCGCTGAGACCTTAGCCGTAAAACTACTATAGTCGGCGGCCGTAATTAACCCCCTCTTAGTAGCGCTAGCCGTTGGAATATTGAACGTGTGAGTATTGCCCGCGCTATTTATTGTAAAGTCTGTGCCCGCTGTGCCGGTTGCAAAATTTTGAGTAGTATCCGTTAACCCATTTAACGAACTTAAACCTATAGCGTAGGTAGTATGTACCTCTCCTATTTTGGCGTTTTCCGTATAGAGGGTTACTGTCTTGCCGTTAGTGTTTTGTATGTCGAACTCAATATAGACCCTATCTGTCGCAAGGGTTACCGTATTCGAGACAGAGACGGCAAAGGTGTAAAGGTCTACTACGTTACCGTTGGTAATTTGTTCTACCGGCGACGTACCTACTAAAGTAAAAGTAGTGCCGTTATAGGTGTATATTTTCGCTAATATTTCGGCGTGATTAGAACCGCCGCCCGTCTCACTTAAATAAACGTCTATCGTCCAAACTCCAGAGGGTAATAATAAATGGTTAGGTGAGTTAATAGGTGTAATAAACCTGGCTAACACTCCGGTAGTCGCCCTGGTAAAATTCGCCGCCGCTCCGGTTGCCGCCGCCGTTCCTAGTTGGTAATAGTTATTACCGCTTATAGTGGCCTCTAAAGTATTCCCGTTAAAATAGAATATCTGGCCGCCACCGCCTCCGGTGCTAGGAAAGTTCGCTAACGTCCCGTCACCTCTTATATACTGATCTGTATTACCCGCTCCGCTCACCGCTAAAATACCTGAGCCGGTTACCGGTGACCCTGTGACATTAAACGCCGCCGGCATAGTTAGACCTACAGACGTTACCCCTGTCGTCGGGGTCTTAGGTTCCCAGGCTTGAGTAGAACTATTATAAGTTAATACCTGGTTATTACTCGGCCCTGTGGCGTCTACGTCGTCTAAGTCGTCTAACGTAATCTTACCCGCTAAATTTTGTATACTATCATTAACCCACTTATTAGTAAAACTATTATAGCGTAAAACGTCATAGCCATACGCGCTAGTTATAGTTACGTCGCTGAGATCTGTTAGAGCGCCTATAGGCTGAATAGCCCAGACGGCCGCCCCTGTGCTAGCGTCGCTACAGTTATAAATTACACCGTTATCTAAAACCCATTTGCTACCTACTACAAAGCCTTTAGTATCGTCGTCGTTAACTGTTGGGGCGTAAGCAAAGTTATTTCTAACCTCCCTAATAGTAAAGCCGTCCTGTTGTAAAACGAATAAACGGCCCGCGTCCCATTTTAGTTCGTAGTCTATACTACATTTTAAGGCTATACCTCCCAGGCCTCCCAGGCCCGCGTCTGTGGTACCCTCGCCCATTTTAGCGCCGTTGTCTAATATTATAGACGCTCCCGGGCCTAACTCAATATCGTTTGTAGTAGTGTTACCTACGTCTGTTACGTCCTGTAAACTAGGAGCCCCCGGGGTATTTATTAGGTCGTTATAGTCGCCGCTAAAGGCTACCGCCGCTAAACTGGATATATCCGCTTTTAAATCTAACGCGTTCTGTAGATCTGTTTGGTTAGATAGCGTCCCACTAATTGAGCCCCATGCCGCCGCCGCTCCCCCTACCGCGTCTATCCTTACCCGGCCGTCGCCTAAATCTGTTACTGTGGTATTAGTCCCGTCGACTATGTTTAGTAGGTTCTGTAGTACGTTATTAACGCTATTAACTTTCAGCACTAAACCAAAGCCGCTCCCACTTCCCCCGGATCCACTACCGCCCGGGGCCCAGTTCGCGGGTATGTCACAGGCCGACCACTTGTAAGGGAAAGTTAACCCAATAGTTAACTGTATGCCGGTCAGGGTATGGGTGTACTCTGCCATAAATGGGGTAGCCGTCGGCCCGGTGTCTAACGTAACGTCGTCGCCAAATATTACCCCGCCGTTTTTAACCTCGGCTAACAGATCCTCAGCAAGCCTTAAACAGTCGCTAACTATTTCGCGTTGGTATTCTGCCGCCGTCTCTTTGTCTCTCGGTATGTCGGCAAATACTACAGTAAAACTATAGGAGCGCTCACCCTGTGCCCAGGCTACCTGGGTAGGTGTTACGTGCATAAGAGGGTAGTCGCTCTCCTGTAATAGTGGAAATATGTTAGCCGGGTCTCCATGGGTAAACTGTTTTATTAGTAGGTGCCCGCTAGCGAAAGCCTTTAGCCTCTCAATTACTATATTATAACTAACCTCGTTAACCATTATTAGCCTGTCGTATTATTTGTTTCTGTAGTGCTGTATAGTCTGCCATATACGTTAGGTGAGTAAACACCTCGGCCGCCGGACTATCTAACACCGCCTTAAATTTCGTTATGTCTCTCTCCGCTAAACTCTCTACCACATGAAGCCACCCATAGCGGGCTAACCCCGCGCCTATGCCATAGTCTCCCTCTCCGTCGTCGTCAGTACCTCCGTTAAACACTCGGCTCCACTTTGCCCTAACTCTTTTACAATAGTCGAAAAAAAAACCAAAGCACCGTTAACCTTATCCATAGTTAGCAAGTTAACGACGTCTAAGTAATACCGTACCCGCTCACTATCGTAAGGCTCTATACGGTAGTATTTCCCGAATATGTCAGTAACAGGCCTAAATAGTATAGCCATTAGTTTAGGTAGGTTCGTATAGTCGTTACCGTCTTTTTTCCAGATCTCCTGGGCGTAACTATCCAGGTCGATATGTTCTCTTAGTGTCAGGTCGTTTAGATCCGGGATAAAGCCCAGGCGCACCCCGTTAATTACTACCGTCTGTTGGTGCATAGGTACCCCCACCTTTATAGCGTTGTCGAAAGTATCTATTAACTGGGTAAGGGTATTCATTTTAAACCCCTCCACTACTCGCCTACTTTGCCCGGTTGCCGCCATTACCCGCTCTACTTCATTACGCCCGCCCTGATAGGCTACGAACTGTTGTAGGGTTATAGCCGCGTTATTCTTAGGTATGGTAATAGTTATAGCCATTTATTTAAAAACTAATTAGGTTTATATATTTCCTATAATTTGTATAATGGGTTGGTTATCCGGGCCGCTTAATTCGTGCCGCTCAATATACCCCCGCTTTTTACCTTTGGTCTTTAGGTAGAATATCGTAGCCGCCGGGCTCCCCTCTTTAATGAGTTTATGTAGGTGTCCCTCGGCAAAGTCTAACGCGATCTCTTCTATTGAACGGTAGGCCTCGGCATAGTCAGGGTCATTCTCTAACCAAAATAGGTGTTGGTTTCTCGAGGTACCCGTACGCCTCAGAGACTCGGTTACTATACCTAAATTTTTTTCCAGGGCGCGTAACATAGCCCGTTTATACGGATCCTTAATTTTTGAGCCATGTAATATAGCCTTACACTCGGCGCTATAGTCTCGAGGGTCGGGCGTCTCTATTTCAGCCTGGACTCTCTCTATATCCTCGGCCGTTATGTCGTCGGGTAGCAGTACCGGCTCGACGTTTTTTAGTTCCTGGGCCGCGTCTAACTTAGTTTCGTTGGCCTTTTGCGTCTTTTTTAACATTTGTTCACATTTGTATTGTGTATTGCTTATAGCCGTCCCAATAAATAACGTAGTGTTCTGCCTTATTTGCTTTAGTTGCCTCTATCATCTGGGTATAACTACCTATAGGGCCTATGTATACAGGGTAGTAATTTCTATTACCGGTTATCTCGGGTAGGTTTACTAAGTAATAGCCGGTATCTGTTGGCTCTAGTTGTCCTATTTCGGTCATGTCTTTTTTTGGCTAATTAGATCCGGTAAATATGGGGTAGTCGTTGTAGGTTATACTCGGCGGGTATTTTAGCCGTATCTCTATAGTATGGGTGTTAGGGGTCTTATACTCTAATATACTTATAGTGTCGTAGTAATAAGCCTCTGTATTTATCCAATGGTCTAGGTTACCCTGTCCCCAGTTATAACGAACTAGCGGCAATATTTCGGACGTACATAGCACAGAGCAGAGGCCAGGGGTTTTAGGGCCGTCGTAAGTTGCTATAACCTTAACCGTTTTTACTCCCTCCTGTTCTGGCTGTGGTACTTCCAGGTAAATTTTAGTCATGGGGTTCGTCTCTGTCATTGTCTCGGAGTTTCCAGGTCTGGCTAATAGTGTCTAAAACTACTACTAGTAGGGTAATTATTACAGTTAATAGCCCTATGTAGCCTATATACTTAAATACTTCCATTTTATATATGGTTTTTTAGGTAGTTTCTTTGTTTTCCCAGGCCCGGTAACATATCGCTACCCTTTGCTCTAGGTTGTACTCATTTTTTATAACTTCAATACAGCGCGTTAAAAAGGCTGTTTTCTCTTCGTCGGGGTTAGGTGTCGGTATGGGCATGGTATTTAGTTTATAGGTGTCTGTTTTAGTTTTACGGCCATGGCGTCGGTATTCTCTATAATCATGTCTATCTGTTTTGGGTTGTTATCGTAGTGCTTGGTTATTTTGAGCCGCTTTATGGTATGCCATTTATCCCGGCCACCGGTAAAATAGATCCTGTTTAGTGGTATTCCTAATTTTTTGGCTACAGCGTATACCTCACCGGAGTAAAATAACTTACGGGCCGTTATGATATATACCGGCATACCCTTTAGTATGTACTCGGCCGCTATCTCTTTACCTTTAGTAGTATCTAAAACGCCGTCATAATCAAAACTAATTTTTTCCATAGTATTCGTTTAGGTTTTTTCTCATTTCGTCTATTATACCTTTAACACATTCGCCGCACGTTGTAACCTTAGTCCCCCGGATCCGGCCGGCCCAGGTAAACAGTTCCGTTACCTCCTTAGACGGTATAGTGTTAGTACGTAGGCTATCTAAAAAGGCTTTTAACTCTTCTATTTCGGACTCTGTTAACCCATGTAGCCCCCATTTCTCTAAAGGACATTTGACCCATGGTATACGCCATTTTATGGGCATGAAGCACCCGCACAGTTCAAAGGTCTGTTTATTCCGGGTGACCTGGTTAGCCGCCTTAACCTCTTCGGCCTCTTCGGGGGTTAATTTTCTACCTACTAGTAACGTCCCGCATGACTTAAATAGGGGTTTATAGTGTTTACACCCTTGGCATATATCCCGCCTGAGGTCTCTTACTTCCTTTGGGGCTATTATGTGAAATTTTGACATTTTTACGAATTTTATTTAGTGCTATCTCTACTAACTTATACAGATCCTTTACCTCTATACCGGTATCTATACTTACTTTACGGTAACTAAACCCGGGCTGAGAGTATAAACGGAGTATAATAGCCTCGGCCTCCCCCATTAAGGCGGTATACGCGTCTATATACTCGGTGTCTAGTCTGCTACCTATCCAGGTTTCGTCTTTTAGGTCTGCTATAGTTTTTTCCGCGTCCCACATTTGACTAAACCGGCGCGTTTTATTGTAGGCGCTATTTTTAGTTATAGCCATAAAATATAGGCACCGGTTAAAATACCAATATAGTTTCCCCTCCTCGGCTAACCTCTCGGCCGTTGGTCTGGCTGTGTCCAAAAGTTTTAACATGGTTTCACTTAGTAGGTCGTCACCTTTAACGGGGTCGCCACCGGCTAACCCTTTGGCGTGTGATCTCCAAACGGGGTAATGTTTATTTATTTCGCGGGTCAAGGCGTCCAAATGTAGAAAAAACTATACTATATTTGCACAAATGTAGAGAAAAACCTACACTATGTACAAAGTAACTTTAGAGAGGGTAATAAACGACTATTTTAAAAGTAAAAAGGCCTTTAGTGAGGCCATGGGCGTTAGTCGTTGGACTGTGGACTTTTGGATAAAAAACCCCGGTAAAATAAAGGCTAAGTACATAGTAGATATTACCCGGCTAACTAACCTACCTATAGAAAAAATTAAACTTAATTAGATATGGAGAGAGATAACAGCGGCATACTTTTTAAAAATAATAAAAAGACTTCCGATAAACAGCCCGATTTAAACGGTACTATTATGATAGCCGGTAAAAAATACAGACTTAGCGCCTGGACTAAACAGGGCCAGTCTGGTAAGTTTCTGAGCCTGTCTATTAGCGACTTTACCCCCTCACCTACTACCTCTACTTATAATAACGACGGAGACAGTTGGCTGTAACTCTTCTACCTAAACAATTAGAATGTCTTAGACACCTGGTAATAGAGAGCCCGGCCGAGGTCGTTTTATTCGGGGGTGCCGCCGGAGGGTCTAAAAGTTTCTTAGGTTGCTTTTGGCAGATCCAGAGACGGCTAAAGTATCCAGGTACCCGGGGGCTCATAGGCCGATCTAAATTAGATACTCTTAAAAAAACTACCCTACAGACGTTTTTTGAGGTCGCTAAACTTTGCGGGCTAAGGGCTATAGAACACTATATCATAAATGGGCAGACTAACGTAATTACGTTCTATAATAAGAGCGAAATACTTTTAGTGGATCTATTTTTTTACCCCTCAGATCCGAATTTTGACGACCTAGGCTCTTTAGAATTAACAGACTGGTTTATAGACGAGGCCTCTCAGGTCAGTAAAAAGGCCGTCGACATAGTACGCTCCAGGGTTCGTTTTAAATTGAATGAGTATAACCTACCCCCGAAAGGGTTAATGACTTGTAACCCGTCTAAGGGTTGGTTATATAACGACTTTTATAGCCCCTGGAAACAGGGGGCCCTACCGGATATGTACGCTTTTATACAGTCTAAGGTAACAGATAACCCCCACCTACCCCCTACCTATCAGGAAACACTAGCCAGGCTACCGGACGTAGATCGTAAAAGGCTCTTAGAGGGTGACTGGGAGTATGACGAAACGCTAGACGTACTATTTAAGGTAGACGACGTTTTAGCCTGTTTTAGAGAAAATAGCCCTACCGGAGAGCGCTATATAACCGCCGACGTCGCCCGCCTGGGTAAAGATAGGACGGTTATAGGTGTCTGGACGGGTTTAACTCTTATTTACGTACATGAATTAAGGCGCGCAAGGGTTAACGAGGTTGTAGACTGTATAATGACTCTAAAGAGCCGCTATAAAGTTGAGGCCCGTAATGTCGTAATAGATGAGGACGGCGTAGGCGGGGGCGCGGTTGACGCTATTAAGGGTTGCCGGGGGTTCGTTAACGGATCCAGGGCCGTTCATAGTGAGCGCTACCCTAACTTAAAGAGCGAATGTTATTATAAACTAGCGGAGTTAATAGAGAAACGGCTAGTATTTTTCCCGCTTACGGAAAAAAACGTACTCGTAAAAGAGTTAGACATGATCCGGCGCCGACGTCCCGAACAGGACGGTAAACTAACAGTTACGAGTAAAGAGGAAATAGCCCGCGTTCATGGGGTGAGCCCCGACTATAGCGACATGGTAATGATGCGTATGTTGTTCGAGGTAAGGCCTAACTACGGTAAATACAGTTACGCTGTATAAAAAATTAGCCCCAGACGTTACCGGGGCCAATCTTGTCAAGATTACTTACATCAAACAACTATGCAAAATTAGTATTTTCAAAAAAACTAAACTGGGTAGACTGGGTTTTAGTTCTCAACAAATTTATGTGCCTCTGGATCTCTGGGAGTCTGTGGCTAAGTTCGTCTATAGTGCTAAGTAGTTTAGTTACCCTTTCGTCCTCTCTCTTTTTCACTAGTTCATTTCGCTTACCTGGGTCGCTAATAAATAACAGGCTACTATAAATATTACCGTTTATTGTTTTTTCCCCTATCCGGTCAACTAGTCCCGCGTCCATAATAGCCGACAGGGCGCCTGTAACCGTTTGGTGATTTATACCGGTATCCTCTTTAATATCTACTATAGTACACCCCGGGCGCTCTTTTACATAGGCTAACACCCGCTCCGTTTTACTTCTAATATTACCGTTAGCCAGGTTAATTAGCCAGGTCTCAACGTGTGGTTTCATAGTGTTTTATTTTTTTCGTTAATAATCTTTTTAAGATATACCGCTAAGTCTAAAGCCTCCTCGTATGCGTGTTGTAGCCAGTCTAACTCTGTTAGGTCGTTCCTGTCTACCGTCGTGCCGTACTTATTTAGGCCGCGCTCCTCTCTTACCTTTAACTCGGCTATTACGAGTTGTAGAATATTGCTAGGGGGTCTCATAGTTCGCTAAGTATTATTAACATTTTATGTATTTCTAACTTTCGCTCTAACGTAATTTCGATATTACTAGCCTCCATATAGAGGGTCTCCATAGCAAGCCGCCGGCTAACCTCGTAACGGTCGTAGGGCTTAATATAATTTACTAATATTTCGTAGTAGGCCCTATGAATATCTAGGGCGTTTTGCTCATTAGTCATGGGTATTGAATTTTTCTATTTCCGCTATTCTGAGCCTAACTTGGTCTAGTTCGTTCTGGATCCTGAGCGCGTCCGGTAGTTCCATAGGTATAGTTATACGTTTAGGCGTTCTGTCCATATACTCCGGGTAGAGTTGTACAAATTTCTCCTCTGTTTCCCGGTGTAAAAACTTCTCTAGGTTATACGCGTAATTACGTAGGTAGTAAAGATAGTTTAGCGTTTCGGGGTCGTACTTAGTGCTTAATTTTTCCATGTGTTTTATAGGTTTTGATTAAATTTATTATTTCCTCTTTAGTGTATTTCCTGGGCGGTTCGTTTCGCCGGTTAATTAGTTCGTTATAGGCCTCCGCTCCGATCCTACCGGGTAGGTTAATAGAGTAATTTATTAGGTTCCCGCTTAAAAACTGGTTACAATGTCTACATTGGCCATGTACGTTAGTCTCCGTCCAGGCTAGGTTAGGGTAGGCGCCCCGGCTGAAATAGTGGCCGGCGTCGAAATACTCCCCTAACGGTCTTAGGCATGATATACAGGGTTTACCTTTATCTCTGGATCTAATAAACTTATTAAATACCTGGGTTAGTTGCTTTTTATAGTAGGTGAGGGTCTTAGTTCGCTCCCTTAACTCTTCTATTTTTTTCCGGTGCTTAACCCTGGCTGAGTTTTCCAGGACACAGGAGGCCTGTATACAGGTTCTCTGTAGTGTATTAAACGGCTTAAACCGTACGCCACATATTTTACATTTTCTCATAGTTAAAACGGTTCTACGTTGTCTTTAAATGTCATAGTCTCAGCGTGAAATTTTACTTCTGCTATACCGGTTCTACCGTTTCGCTGTTTTGCTATAATATATTCGCATATTCCCGCCATACTTTGGCCTTTATCGTCTACGCTGTGGCCGTAGTAGTCGGGTCGAAATAAAAATATAACTGAGTCGGCGTCCTGTTCTAAACTCCCAGACTCTCTCAGGTCGCTAAGTAGTGGGCGTTTATCTCCTCTTGACTCTACCCCCCGGCTTAACTGGCTTAGTGAAATAACAGGACAGGCCGCCTCTTTACTTAACTGTTTTAGTTGCCGGCTAATCTGGCTTAGTTCCTGGTCTCTAGTTTCTTTAGTCTTTTTACCCGGGCTTATTAGTTGTATGTAGTCTATAAATACGGCTTTTACTCCGCTTTTAGCCTTTAGTTGGAGGGTTCTAGCCCGTATATCATGTACGGTTAACGCGGCGCTGTCGTCGATATATATAGGTAGGGCCTCTAGTTCGTCATTAGCCGCGCTATATAAAGTAAATTCATGGGGGCTCAGTTTATTTTTTAGGAGGTGCTGAGTATTTAGGCCGCTTAACTGGCTATTAAGCCTATAAATTAACTGAGGCGCCGCCATTTCCAGACTAAAAATAATTACCGGGCCTTGTGTCTGGGCTATATGGAGGGCTTGGGTTAGTAACATAGCCGTTTTACCCATGCCAGGACGCCCGGCCATATACACTAGATCGCCGGGCATATACCCCCCGGTTATATGATCTACAGAGTTTAACCCGGTTTTTATTAAACTGTCTCCGGCCGTACCTCTGTTTATTACTGCTCTAATTACCTCCGGGTTTCGTTTGGCTATATGTACCGGGCCGCTCTGGGCTGTATCTTGGTAAATAGACTCTAACCTATTTAGGCTCTCAGTATAAACGTCTAATACGTCGCCGCTTTCGTCCTGGGCTTTACTCCCCATGGTTAGAGATAACTGTAGTATTTCCCGCCTTAAATGGTATTCTGCTAAAATGAGCGCCCATTTTTCGACGTTAACGCTAGACGCTACCCGGTTTGTTAGGCCCGCTATATAACTGGTCGGTATATCCTTAGCCTTATTCTTAACCGTTAGTAGATCTACCGGGCTATTTTCATGGTACAGGCTTAAAATAGCCTCACAAATTAGCCGGTTTTTTGAGTCTATAAACCTCTCCGGCTTGAATTTGTCATAAATAAGGCTTAGACAGGTCGGGTCTAACAGTACGGCCCCCAATACTCCCGCCTCTATTTCGGTGTTATTCATGCGGGGCGGTATTCTTTGCGGGTGTATACGGATCCTTTAGCCGCTAAATATTCCGGCTTAAACCAATTAAAACGTATTTTACGTTTCCAGTTTTGGACAGGCCGGCCCTGGCTGTCTATCCAGTCGCCGTCCTGGTAATAGTTCCAACAAAGTTTAGCGGCCTCCTCTGTATAACCGTTCTCAGTAAAAAATTTACTTAACTCTTCAATAGTTGGCGGTATAAATACCGTCTCTTTTGCTTTGTTAATAACTTTAGCGTTTTTTTCTTGCGAAGAGGTAGCCGCTGTAGTTAGTATACTTCTATTATTATTTATATTTATATTCTTATTCGCGCGCGCGGGCGAGGCCGTTAACTTTTCAGTATTTACGGGGCTTTCAGAGATACTACTAGTATCCGAATTTTCGATACTAAAGGCACTTTTTATACTATAGGGTTCTACTAAAGTATTTTTGTGCTTACTGTAGCCGCCTCTCTTGCCGGTAATCTGTTGCTGTCTGGCTAGGTTTATTTTTTTCTCCAGTATTTCCCAGGTTTCCAGAGTTTCGGCCGGCAGATCTTTTTTAACGCCGTCAAAAATGTAACAGAGGAGCGAATAGGATAACACCTCTCTAAACTCAATAGGAACGCTTTTAATTAGTTCGTAGTGGCTTAGTAGTACGTTAGGGTATTTTGTTTTTTTCATGGTCTTAAAACGCTTTAAAATTTGTCAGTTTGTAAAAAATGATTTAGAGAGCGCCTAACTAACTTAGTCGGGGTAATTTTTAGGATCTTGGCCCTTTTGCTTATTACTTTTTTTTCCTCCTCAGTTATGCGAATAATTAAATGTACTGTTTTACGTGCTTTCATATTATTTAATTTTTAAAAAGTTAGTTTCCGGATCTGAGGCCAAAAATTTAGCCTTTATCTCTTCTCTACGTATCCAGGCTTTATCTATTTTCTCACATAATAGCGTTAGGTCGTCGACGCTAGGATAAATAAAGGCCCAATGTATACGCTGTGGCTCCGGGTAACGGGGGTCATAAGAACAAAAAACCCATTCAGCGGCCCTCTGGCAAAGTATATTTAGACATACTTGCCAATAATACGTAGGGTCTATTTCCTTTAGAGTCTCAGCGTCTACTACCTGGCTATGCCAGAAATGGTTTATAGAGTTAAACGGACATTTTACCTCTATACCTACCCACCGGTAGCCGCCGGATCCGTCCGCTAAGTAAAATTTAGCGTCTGGGCTCCCTCCGGCGTATTCATTAAACAGAGTAAAAGGCGGCTTAAACTGTACATAGTCGGCCCGCTCTACCCCCATTTTATCCGATAGGGTTACTATTGCCTCCTCTTCGTATTCATTACCCCACTCGATAGCGCGGCCCCATGTCTCCTCAGCGGGTAAACCGGTCAACTCCTCTGTAATAGTTTGCACTATATACCTCTCTCCGGTCTCACTAAATAGGCCCGCCTCTTTAGCGGCTTTACTTCTAGGTTCGCCTATTAGTTGCCATACTTTCGACGCTGTAAACCGTCCTAATCTTATTCTGTCCCAGGCGGCTGTATTCTGGGCTATTTCGCCGCTTAACTTATTTAAAAGGTCTTGTAACATGGTTTTATTCTTTTATGGTTTTTAACTTACTCTCTAGCGCTAACTTTTGCTCTGGGCTTATTAGGTCGCCTAAAATTTCTACTGTCTTGTTAAACTCCCAGGACGTAAGGCCCTCGGCTATCTTTTGCTCTATAACCTCAAACATGGCGGGCGGTAACTCTTTAGACTGTATTTTAAATGGTTTGTACTGATCCTTACGGCTTCGGTTTAGATCTCGCCCAAATATTTTGCCCAGACTCTGGGCCGCGTTTTTAAGACATTCAGCCTTTAGTTTCGGAAAGGATAGATCTAAGGCGTTAGGTTTCTTATTCTCTGGACTAAGGGCCCACCGGTTCCGGGCGTGTGGGTCGTTTTTAAGTTCGTCAGGTACTCTGTCGACGGTAATAATAACAGAGGCCGCGCCCTGTCTTATTATTTTCTCTCCGGTTACCGGGTGTAATACCTCGAGAGTAATAGCCCCCTGTACTTCATTCGCAATAGCCGACCATGTAAAGTTAGTCGTAGACCATTGCCCTAAAAATAGTTCGTCTAACGTCATTTCTATATGACTAATTACTACCGTAGACGCTCGGCCGTCGGGGGTTTTTTCCAGACTCTCAGCCGGGGGCTCGCTGTTTAGGCGGGCCGTAAAGTTTTGTAGGGCCTCCAGGTATCCTGGGCCGTATTCCTGTTTAGTTCTCATAAAAATAGTAGATTAAAAAAATTAGGTTAATAAGTAGGCTCAGTTTTAAAACTATAGCCGGTATACATATAGTTCTCATAGTTTGGAAATAAAGAGGTTTAACGTCTCTGTATATTCGGCCTCTGTGATCTCGACGGCTGTAACTATATCCTGGGTTATAGTAGTAGTTTTAATAAGGCTTTGGTATTTATCGAGTATCATAATACGCGTTACGTATAACACCCCGGCCTCCTCTGTTAGTTTGTAATAACTGGGGCTAGTGCTGTCATCTTTGCGAAATGAGGGCGTTACTATTTCGATCTCTTTAGTTACTTCTACTTTTTGGGTTATTGTGTGTTTCATATAATGAGTTTTAAGGGTTAAAATTTGCAGTATGGGCAGTTAGTAACGGCGTTATGTACTATAACCTCGGTGAGCGCTCCTAACAGTTCATGGTTACTCTCGGCTATTTCGCTACGTGTGCGCTCTACTAACTCTAAAATACTCGGTTTAATTTTTTCGGTAATTAGTAGGTTACGGCTACCGGCTAACTCATTACCGGCTAACACTAAATAGCGCTCTATATTCTTTAAGTCTGCCATAATTGTAAACAGTAACTGTCTACATTCCTTTAGCGCTAGATCTTCTAGTTGGTCGTAGTCGCTACATATACAGCGCTCGTCGTTGTGGGGGGAGTTTAAGTCTTGCATATTATTTATTTTTTATAGGTTACGTTTTAAAGTAGGGGGGGGGTAGTGGCCCCCCCCGGTTAGTTTATAGCCCAGAGTCAGCGTCACTATAACAGTTACCGGTACCGTCTGTATACAGGTCAAAATAGTAATCTATCATATAATCTCTACGTCTAGGCGTCTTAACTTTTTTTACTGTAGTTTCTGCTACTACGTTTGGCGTGTTTGTTTCCATTTGTTTTATTGTTTTGTTGTTTTGTGAATACAAATGTAGAATAAACTTTTCACCCCGCAAGAAAAAAAGTAAAAAAGTTTTTTAACAGACTCCGGTTAATTGTTTATAACGTGAAAAACCCCGGACGTTTCCGGGGCTCTTCTCACCTTAAACAATATGGAATAACCTAAACTATCTCATAGTGAGGCAGATCCTTAAACCGTTTCCAGTTACCCCCCCATGATATTCGCGGCTCTAAAGTAGTAATAATTTCGGCGAACCTCTTAAAATGTTTAGCGTCCCAGTCTATTTCCTTACCTATCTTAAAGGCTACGTCTATAGCCTTACTAGGTTTTATATTGTGCTTACCCCCCTTTTTTATCTGGGTGACTATTTTACCGGGCTTAGTACGGCCTAAGGCGTATAGTTCCGCTTGCTCTGTCTCGCTCCTATAGGTGCAAGTTACTACCGGGGTAACGCCTGGGTACTTCTCAATAAAAATTTGCGCGGCCTTTAGGTAGGCGTCCCGTAAAATTTTATCCGCGTCGTTTAGATCTCTGCTAGCCATTACCTAAAAACTTAGTTATAACCTCCTGTTTAGTCCTAGACCCTCTACTAGATCCAACGTAATAGGCAAAAATGGAGGTACCTATAGAAATTACGGCGCCTGTGGTTAAGTCTGCTAGGCGTTGGTTAGCCTCAGGTATGGCTACGAATAATAAAGAAATTATAACCCCTACGAATAAGACTAAGCCTGTACATATTACGACGCTCATTAGCCAGTCTGGGCGTCCCATAGCCTGGGTATACTCTAACTCTCTTAGCCGGGCGTTAAATCTGTCTTGCAGTTCTCCGGCTATAGCCGTTTTTTCCACCTCTAATATTTCGCTAGCGTATTTACCGTAGTTACTCTTAAACTCCTCGACTAAATTAAGGTCGTTAGTGGCGCTTATAATTTCTCCGGCCCGCTCTAATATCTCTATACCGGTTACGTCTCCTATAGTTTCCAGGACGTCACCCGCTACAGGCTTAACCTTATCCCGTAAAAACTTAAAAAACTTAGTATTTTTAAGCCTCTCCCCCAGTTTGGGCCTCTGGGTCGTCGTCGTCGCTGTCGTTTCCATTGTCTATATTGGTTACTGAGTCTATAATATATATGGCTATAAAGGCTTTTAAGCCGTCGTATATCTTGTTTATGCTATCTACCATAGCCCTACCCCACCTATTAACTAAATATGTGTCTATTACTAGCCACAGAATGAAGAGCGCCGCTATGGTAAATAAAAAAATCAAGCCTTAGGGGCGTTAAATTTTTTATATACCTCTATTAGAAATTTAAAAAAGGCGACGCTAGCCCCCATATAGGCGCAAAACTTAGCCGTTTCCATAAATATAGGCGGTATGTGGGCCGTATAGAGGTAGTCTATAAACGTACCTATGAATAAAAATACACCCGTTTTAAATAGTGCCTCGCCGGGAGCGCTCAGATCTACGTCTAAAAAATTAAAATTCATTTTTTTTCTTAGGTTTTTTAGTGTCATTTTTTAGGGTATTAAGTATTTTCCGCTCGTATTCCCTAAGTTTAACAGTAATAGCCGCCCTCTTCTCCTTATTCATGGTATTTGGTTTATTCTTTTATACCCCCCCTGTCGACTTGTCGCAGTATTACCACTACTAAAGGTATATCCCGCCGCCGGGCCCTGGGTGCTTATAGGGCTAATATCCGGCCAATTATTAGTATTATACTCAGGAAATAGACTAGAGTTAGCACAGAGATAGTCTACTAATCTTTTACGGTAGTAGTCGGCGTTTATCTGGTTACGGTTTATTAAATCTTTCATAGCCCCGCCGTCTATACTCTGGGTATCTTCGCTAGTTCGTTGTACTAAAGTACCGTTATCTAGTTTATACGTAAGGTAGGGTATAACCTCTACCATGGTAAACCATAATAAGCACTTACGTGCATACTCGTCCATTAGCGTTAGGTAGTTACCGGATAGCGTGTTATTCTCTACGTCGCTTTTTAGTTTATCCATTAGGTTAGTACCTAGGTATACCTCTAAATATTTATCCTGGGCCAAGAGTATAGACGGGTAAAGTAGGTTAGGGTCTACAGATCCGTTAACGCTTGTATACTTTTTTATATACGTATCATTTATAAATAATACCTCTGCCATAGTTTTTATTTTTTATACGCTGATCCATTTTTACCCCATACCGGGTTATCCTCTAAAAACCCTCTGTAGGGCATAGTTACCGGTTTCCGATCTACCCTCCAGTTATTTTTTACCTTTAACCCCGCTTTTTCTGCCTCAGCCCAGGCCCGCTCTTTTACGTATGGGCTCTTTAAATCTAGACCAAAGCCTTTAGCACTTATAAAGAGTAATTTTTTAAACGTGTGCCGACAGTTCCCGCCGCCTTTAAACTCCCAGATACTATACCGGTCGGCTCCGTAGGGCCCCCACCCAGGATTAACAGGAAAGTTTTTCATATTTATAATATCCTCTTTACGGTAAAGTTTGTCGGCGTCTAACATAGCCTTACAGAAATCTCTACTATTAGGGTATTTTTCGCCGTTATACTTATACCTAACGTAAAATTTACGGCCGTTTACGGTCTTGTCTTGCTCACTTTTAGCGTTAGGTTTAGCCGTACCGGTACCTACTTTATTTAAATATATGTCGCTAATCTCACTCAGGGCCTCGTTTTCTATTTCGTCGGTCTCTAGGTCTACGTCGTAAGAGTCTAATAAATACCAATCGGCGGGTAGATCGTGGCCTAATTCTATTAACTCCTCGGCTACGTCCTTAGGTAAAGGCTCCGGGGTGCTTTTAAGTTCTGTTAAACCCTCCACTATACGCGCGGCCCAGTCTCTCCCAGGATCACCCCCCCAAAGTTGCCAGGCTATCCGGCCCGCTGAGGGAAAACCCTCCTCTCCCAGGTTCCACCCGCTAGCCTCTTTGTCTATTTCATGCCTGGAAAAATAGGAGTTCATACGTTTAACCGTCTCTACAGAGAGGTTACGTAAATTACTAATATCTCTGGCTCTGGCTACGCCTACCTCTGTCCCCCCGCGTCCATACTCAGCCCTCCACTTTAGGCCTAACTCGGCCTCTGTAGCCATTTCTTTAGTAGGCTCGTAACTGTCCGCTAGCGTTACTACTTTTTTTTTACCGGATAGCGCTAGTCCTAAAGTCTGTATAGCCTGTAGCGCCGCCGCCTCTGGACTAACAGAGCCTGGACGTATACTTTTAAATATGTCGTCGATCTGTAAACTAGTAAGGCTCGGGAATGAGGCCGCCATAATTGCTTTACCGCTCTCCACCGGTAGGGTACCGGTCGCTACCGCCATACTTATCTCGATCATGGAGGCGATCTGTGCGCCGTTCATAGCCTGGGCGCTCACCGCGTCGGGCGCGGCTCCGTCTGCTACCTCCGCTTTTACTCCTAACGGCGTGTTAGGTACTATAAAAATATTTATTCCCGGTAGTTCCCAGGCTAAAATAGTCTCTAGGCTCTTAGATATTTGACGCTGTGCCGGCTCTATAACCTGGTTAGTAAAAATCTCTAACCCTGTAGCCATTTCGTCCTTATTAGATCCAAAGCCGGAGCCCTCGCCGCGTATACCAAAGAGTAACGGAGTCGTTACCCTGTGGGCTATCATTACCTCCGTTCTGCTAGTGGCCGTTAGATACTCATATAATTTGTCGGCGTCGTTAACCGTTAACGGTGTAATAGAGGGAGCCGTAGTACCGGGCTCATTAAACGACATTATAAACTTACCCGCGTTACGTGATCCGGATAACTTACCCTCCCAGTCCCGTATTATATCCTTTTGCGTTTCCGGGTCTTGCTGTCCATTGAAAAAAGAGACTATAGCACTAGGAAACATACCGTTACTAATACCGTTTACGTGGAAAATACCTATCTGTTTCGAGAGTTCTATATAGTTTACCGCGCTCCAGTAGTCGGGCTTAGGATATATAAACCCGCTAGTATGTCTAAAACAATAGTAAACCTGTTTAGCCTCTTCATTCTTTTTTAGAGTATTGAATACCGGTAAATAGGTAGGCTTATTTTTTTTCTTTTTTATAGCCGTCCAGTCGTTACTGTGGAAAATACCCGTTATTAGTTCGTCCTCTCCATTTACCGCTAGCCTACACTCTGTAAAGGGTAGGTGCTTTATCTGTGCTACCCTTGACCTATCTACAGAGTAAATTACCTCCATATAAAAACCCCCGTATTTTTTGTAGTCGTGGGCTAGATCGTAACTAACGGCGTTTAAATTTAGTTCGTCGGCCCTCTGTTGGTAAGCCCCGGCACTAACACCCTTACCGGCTATCATGTCGCCTATAGAAATACAAAGGGCCCCATGTATAGGGCTAGTTTCTGCCAGGTCTGCTAGGTATTGTGGGAATAAATTATCTACTCCGTAACTGATCCACCCGCCGCGATCTGGGCGCTCCGTTGCGCTTACCGGTGTATAATCTTTTAAATTTACATTTACTATATTACCCATAAATAAAGTCGTTATTTATTGTGATATTAGGTAAGGTATACCCGGCACTCTCATCTGTTAACACTATCCAACCCTGTTCTACCATACCTACTACCGTTATGTTATTAGGGTCTAAGTTACTATTATTTATCTGTCCGTAAACATAATACCTATAACGTCCTGGGAGTAACAGCCCTACCGTAGTTATGGTTAACTGTGTTACCCTCTGGCTTTCACTTACTACAGTCGCTACCTGGGCTAAATAATTTCCCGCTATACTATTCTCTTCGTGCTGTAGCGTAATTAAGTAGTAATTAAAAGGCGTATTAAAATACTGTCTACCCTCGTCTAAGGATAGTAGTAAACTCTGGGCCGCTGTATTCGTTAGTAGTGTAATCATGTTATAAAAAAGGGCGGGTATATTCCCGCCCCGTTTAAAATTTTTAAGCCGCTATTAGTAAGCCGGGCTAACTGTAATACCCGCGAAATTCTCAAAAGGCGTTTCACTTGCCGGGTCGTACTGATCTAAAAACTCTGGCTGTGTTTGCTCCTCTGCTGTGATAGTTAATTGGTAACCGTTTAGGTCGCCTTTAGCCTTACCACTTGCGAAAGTTCCCGCCGTTAAAAAGGCTCCGTCTGTGCGCCCTACCATTACTATTTGATCGTCGAACAGTCTAACGAATACCGCTAACTTAGCCTTAGCCAAATTCTCTAACTCGAGTTTTTTATCTGGGCTAAGTTTATTTAGGGTGAGTTCAACAGTCTGCAAATAGAACAGGGTGCCATTTTCCAGGTTAACCGTTGGGGTAACTGTGAGAGAGCCTGTATTCCTGTTAGGTTGGTAACGGTAAATAGTCGTGGTAGGTAGGCCGTCAATTACTCCCGTCGTGCCGTTGATACTTACGCCTGTAGCGAAATTAGACCACTTCTGGAATAATACTTCCTTAACCCCACCTATCCCCTCGTTACAATCTAGGGTAAACCCTTTAGTTAAATTACAAGCCATTTTTTTATTTTATTAAATTAGAACCATGTAGAGTAAGCCGCAATTTTAGAGCCTATACCGTACTGAGCGGCCGCGAAAAACTTAGCGCTAAACCTTACGTTATCCTCTGCAAATTGTGTCATGTCTACCACAGTTACGTTATTCCAGTCATTAAGTACGTTAGTACCAAACCACAAGTTAGATTTAGGAGCCATAATCATAGTAGACTCACCGCTAGGCATACCTGGACATACCGCGATAGGATAGGTACCCATGAAAGTTTTAGGCACCTCGGCACCGCCGTAAGTATACCAACCATTACCGGCCGCCGCTGAGGCATACATAAAGGCCTCCCATACGCTAGGATCCATATAAATAGTTGGCTTCTCGTTACCGTATTTTACCGCTGTAGGGAGGGCCGCAATCAAAGCCTGTATTTTAGCAAATACGTTAGTAGAGTCGATAGCCACCGGAGAGGATACGAAATTTACGTCGTTATCTACGTCCGCTCCGATCAAAGTTAAAAGGCCGTCGTATTCAGTAGTAGGGTTAGCCGTAGCGTCTCCTACCCATACTTGGCGCTCATTCTCTGCCGCAATACCCTCTAACATATTTGTTATAAGAGCCTCGGTAAAATTCGCGTCTAGTCTGCCCTGTTGCGCCTCGAGCGCCGGAAAGTCAGCCAAAAATTTATTTATACAAATTTCCTGTTGTACCTGGAATTTTTTTAGTGTTATCCAACGCTCTGTTAGTGTAACCTCACCCGTTGGAGTCCAGGCGCAAGCCTGAGCGCCAAAGGAAATATCGTTTACGAGTTTCTTAACTACTTGTCTGTAGTCTATATTTTCTTTTACGGTAATATTTTGGAGCGTATCATTTGCCAGAAATGCCGCTTTAATATACTCTCCCGCGCTTTTACCGCTATACGAGGAGGTATTTTGAAAATCTGTAGCCATTTTTTAAAATATTTTTTTATTTATTATTTAAATTAAATTCGATACGCTCCCTCATAGACATAGCGCTAAAAGGCTTTACCGGGGCGCTTTTTTCTCTACCCAGGTTAACCTCTTTAGAGTCTTTTACGCTAAGGGCCGCCGGTGCTTTTTTCAAGTTAGAGAGTTCCAATTTTACCGCGCTCAGTTCTGTATTGAATTTAGAACGCTCTGCCTCCAGGGCCTTACTCAACTCAGTATTTTGAGCCTGTACCTCGGCTATTTTCTCTACGAGATCTTTTATAAAATTCTCTACCTCGGCGCTCATTTCCTGTTCTACCTCAGGGGTTTTAATTTCTGCTATCATCATGTCGTCACCTACTACTAAAGTAGTGCCGTCCTCTAGCATATACTCACCGGGTTGCACCTGGACAGGGTTACCGTCGGCGTCCATAGAGTAAATATCTACGCCAACAGCCCAGGCGTCCGCTGTGCTGTAAATCATTGTACCGTCCTGTAGTTTTGCCTCGGCGCTCAACTTAATTTCTTCACTAAGTTTTATACCCAGGTCTTTTGGATCTACATTTTTAGCACTTAATAGCGCTCTAAATTTTTCCGCTAGTGTCATTAGTTTACTTTTTTTATAAAAACTACTATAGTTATTTTTTCCCCATTTCGCCTAAAATTTTTTCTAGGCTGTCCAAAAATTCAGCGCCTGGGTCACCCGTTTGCTTACTTAGTTTTATGTGATCGAAACGGCCCTCTATACTAAAGCCTGTAATCTCTCCGGCCTTAACCGCCTCCCATACGTTATCTTCTCTTACGTGAGTTCCTAACATCCAGGTACCGGCCGGAAAGTTTAGCCCGAAATGAGCGGCCTTATCCTTTTGGCTATCCTCTATTAGCCATGACTCGACTACAGTACAGCCCTCTATAGGTGTTTGGTGTTCTATACTGTGGGCGTCTTGGAGGTGCTTTTTTAAAAATAGGTGAGCGCAGTTGTATATAGTATCTTTAGTAAAGTATATATAATACTCCTCGCCTGTAGTTTCGTCTACGCGCAATATTTTTTTATCCGGTATTAAGGCCGGGCCGTATAACATACGCCGCTCACCGTCTACCGCCGATAGTTTAACGTCTGCTAAATAAACCCATTCGGCCTCTATTGCGGGCTCCGATACTAAACCTATAGCGTATACGCCTAAGTTTCCCTCTTTGTCTAGTCGACACTCTTTTAATTGTTTTTTTTCCATTTTTTCTATCCTGTTAAACGTGCTAAATTTTCAATTTTTGCCCGGGCGTCCTGGGCACCGGTGACCTCCCCGGCTAAGACGTAGGCCGGGGTAGCCTGTGGCGGCCTGTTTAAAATGTCTATACCCTGAGGTACCGCTACCGGTGTCCCAGTTGACGTAGTACCCCCGCCACCCCCGCCGCTAGATCCACCTAGCGCGCTGTCGGCTATTGCTGTAGACTCGTAGTTAGTGCGCTTTATCTTATTTATTTGAACTATACCGGCGGCCGCTACAGAGGCTCCCGCCGCAAACGCCCTCACTACGCTAGTTGGATCCCCCGGGGTTAACTGAGACGCTACCGCCGCTACTATTGCGGCTCCGTTATTTATTACCGCCTGGGATATTTGTAGTTTTTTATTTCTCTCAAACAGGGCCTTATTCTGTGCGTCTAATTCTTTACGTCTCTTTATTAGGGCGTCGCGTTGCTCTTTAGTCTGGGCCTCGCTTATTTGTTTATCTAGGTCACTAATAGCCTTACTAACTTGCTCTTGTTTCTGGGCGTTGGCCTCTGCTAAAGTACCCAGGGCGCTACTAGCGGAGTCGGCGAAAAATTGTATATCATTTAAAATTTGCTCTTTACGTTTCTCCTCTTTTTCCGCTTGTTTTGCCGCGTCCTCAGAGTCGTATTTATCCGTTATCTCCTTTCGTTTTAGTCTGTATAGTTCCTCTAGTTGTTTTAATACTTCAGTATTTCCGGCAAACGTCGCCTGATCCTCAAAATATTTTTCCTGTAGCGCGTCTAACTCTTTATCCTTAGCGCTCATTTTCTGAGTCCTTAACTCCTCGGCTATAGCCTCCTCTCTGCTAATTAACTCTAGCGCGTTGGCTTGCTGTATTTTTAAACTTTCGGCGTTGGCTTTACGTTGGATCTCTAATTTTTCTTTAGCGTATTTCTCATTTATAGCGTTTATGGCTATACCTCGCTCTGTTTCTATCTGGGCTAACAGATCCGTATTATTTCCCGCCTCTTTTACTAAGGCGTCGAATTTTAACTTATTTTCCTCTAACTCTCTATCCTGTTCACTTAGGGCCTTTAGTCTCCTATCCTCTGCTAGTTTCGCTAACTCGGCGTTTAACTTATCCTCTGTCTCCTTAATCTTATTCGCCCTGTCTGTGGCCGACTTAGTAGCGTCGGCGTTTATCTTATTCTCTATACCGGCCTTAGTATTTTTTAGGGCCGTTAACTGTTTCTCACTTTCCTTTAGTGCCGCCTGGCCCTCCTTTTGAACGGCGTCCGGGTCGAATAATAAACCCGCTACAGACTCGTTGGCTTGGTCTATAAACCTCGTAAGGTCTCCTATATTGCCGCGCGTTTCGTCGCTAATAATACCTATAGAGTTAGCGCCGTCTAAAATTTTATTTACTACCTCTAATAGTAGCCTACTAGGCGCCGTTAGGAAATTTAATATACCTACTAAAAACTCTTTATTTCTTTTAGCCGCCTCGGTCTGGGCTACGAGTTGGTTTTTTTGAGTCTGTAGCGTTACCTCTTGCTCTGCTATGGCTGTGTCTAACGCCTGTAGTTTTAACTGTGTTATTTCTTTTTCGCTCTTGCCTTGCTGTTTTAGTATTTCCTCTTGCTGTCCTATAGCGTCTACTTGCTCTTTGGCTAACGTCGCTTTTTCCTGTTGGGCCTTTAATTGTTTTTCGTCTGCCGCACTTACCCCGTCTACTAGGCTTAACAGTTCGTCACTATATGCCACCGCCGCACCGATCGCGGCCGCTAATAAAAATATAGGGTTAGTTAATAAGGCTTTACCTAGGTTACCTATACCCTTTACAAATGAGCCCAGGCCGTCACTCAGAGCCTTAAAATCTAACTGTTTTACGTTGGAAGTTAAACCGCTAAGAGCGCTAGCCGCGCCTCCAAAGTCTAAACTACTCAGACGTTGGCCTAACAGCCCGGCGTTACCGGCTAAATTTTCTACCGCGTTGCCGGCGTTAGCCCGTATACTCTGGGCCGCGTCGTCTACCTGGTCTTTTAATTTACCTATTTTCTGGCTTAGATCTACATACTTTTGGCTATTAGGGTCGACGTTGGCAAGTTCGCGGCTGAGTTCCTTAATCTGTTTTTTAAGGTTGTTACTCGAATTAACCGCGTTTTCCTGTTTAGTGTTTAGCGCGTCTAGTTCCGTTCCTATAGCCTCTATAGGGGCTACAGCCCCAGAACTATCTACGCTTAACTTTATTAAATATTCGCTGTCCTGTGCCATTAACTAAAAATTAAATACAATAAACCTAAATAAAAACCTATTACTGAGAAGTATTTTAAAAACCTATATAAAATAAATCTCCACCCCATTAGGTAAAAACTTTTTTTCCTAGTTTTTAACCCCGCTTTTAAGAGGGCTAGCGTTATACTTATATCATTCATTACCTCGCTTGTATATAGTTTACCGTCGCTGTTATTACTACCGCCGGGGTAGGATATGTAAACGCCCCTATAGTATTTACCTGGGCCCATACTTTAAATAGTCCCGGGGTACTCACTACGTCTATTACCGGTAGTATGTTTAGAGCGCCCGCCCCGCTGTCGTCTGTAGTAATAATATTTACCGGGGTAGCCACACCCGTACCCGCTACGTCTAAAAAACTAGTAGACGTTTTACTATAAATCCAGAACCCGGCTAAGTCTGTGGCTATTAAATCTATAGTTACTAGCCATTGAGTATCATTAGGTAGGTCTATATGGGTTACTGAGTCGTTACCTATACTAAGCACTACAGAGGCCCCGTTAGCGTTAAATACGTTAGTATTACTTAATACAATGGTACCCGCTTGCATAGTGCCAGGGTTACCTACCCCCGCTCTATACCCTCCCCCGAAATGGAAGCCTGTATTTTTTACGAGCGCGTTCCGGCCCATTATACCGCTATCCGGTGTTATGTCTGTACTTAGATCTCTACCAACTAATAAACTATAGTCGCTCCCTAGGTCGGTAATATTTTTACCTACCGCCACCTGGTAAACGGTGTCTAACCCTCCGCTATAGTTTTCTGTTTTTACTATAGAGTCTCTGGGAGTTTGCCCGTTAGAGTTAATATTTATAGGGGGTAGGTCTCCAACTAAATTACTAGATTTCCGGCCATAACATTTTTCGTTAGTAGCGTCCCAGGTGCCGCCTATCTTATTACAACAGGCTAGGGTTCCAGGTACCGGGTCGCCGTCGAAAGTCCAGGTATAACTACCGTCTGGTAAACTCCGGTCTACCTCTAAATTACAGTCTGATAAATTTAAATTTAGTATTTTTATTAGGGTTACTTTAGTTAATTCCCCGGATCCTATTTTATAGTCTGAAATTTTTAGAACCCTCCAATAACTATCATTTATAAAATACTTATTACTAAAATCAAAGTTTAAAACGTCTCCCAGGTTTATATTAAAATAAGCCTCCATTATACGCGCTTGCGGGCTATAGAGTTCGTTTAAATAATCTCTCCAGTATCGAGTAAATAAATTATTTATAGGGTTAGCCTGGATAGGGTGTAAAGGTGACTCCGGCGCAAAGTTTAAATCTAAATCGTTTGCCTCCGGTAGTAAACTATTATAGTGGCCCATAATACGTACCGGTAAACTATGCGGGGGGTAAAGAGTGTCCGCTAAATATAGCGCCCTCATTCCCGGGCTAGCGTAGTTACCTGAGGCGTCTATAAATCTCGGGGTAGGTATGGAGGTACCGGGAAAAATAGCCGACGGCGTAGACTGAGTAGTTAATTTAATTTCCTGGGTGCCCTGTGCAAATTCGTTGGGCGTATCTGTTGGGTTCGCTACGTAACCAATTACCTCATAATTACCGTATATCCGTTTAGCGTTATCTACGTAATATTTACTATAGTAGTCGCCACCGGCTGAATAAGTAAAAACTAATTTCGCTTTTAAGAACTCAGCCGCCGACCTTATTACTATGTCTTTGTCGTAGGCCAGGTAGTCGCTCCAGTCATCTGTTAGGCCACTACCTAAGTAGTTAGCCATAGGTACTATTTTTATTTTATTGTTTATTAGTCTGTCTTGAATAACAGCACAGTTAAACATATTTAGAACGTCCGTTAAAAATTGCACCTGGGTAAAATCCGGAGCGTTCCCTATAGCGTCAAAGTCCCATAGGTTAGAGTCTTTTACGTAACGGGTACCAATAGCGTAACCGGTGCCGGTAAAGGCGTAGTCTGGGCTACCCTCATATAAATAAACTAGGTTACTCCCACCCCACCCGGCAGAACTCGAAAGCCTAAAGCCTATAGTATCGTATAAAAATCCGGGTATACTAGGTAAATAAAAATTTATAGTACCTCCCAGGTAATAGGTGCCGGGACTGTTGGCCGGTATTTCTAACGTAGCGACGTCAAAGGATAGCGCGCCCGCTGTACTCGGCCCTACAGTTACTAAGGCCGTTAATCTTATACTAGTCGCCGTATTATATGGGTAGTCGAAAGTAGCCCAGGCGCTATATTCTATATACTGATCTTGAAACGAACCGCCCGGATATGGGCCCCACCCTATACCATTTATATAACTGAGCGGGTCTAAACTGGCTAAAAACCAATTACCCGGCACGAAATTACTAAACTGTATGGAAACAGACGTATTACCCGCGTCGTAGGTTTCCATATTCGCGTCAGTCTGAAAATAAATGTGAGCCCCGCCTAACGCCTGGCTAATAGCAAATGGAGTCTGCCCTATCCATGGCATATATACCGTATCTAACTCGGCCAATAGATCCGGAGCCTCTAACTCATAACCGGCGTCCTTAATTATATTTCGGAGTAAATAGCCCCACCGTATACAGGGCGTATAATCTGTAACCGTAGGCGCTATAAAGCCGGTGAAATTTTCAGACGTTAAACTATTATTAGTACCTCTGTCTATTAGGGCGTAGGTTAGATCCGGGCTAGGGGGCGTTATTATCTCAGCCGGGGTTATCTCTCCACTTAAATTAACTAGGTCTACTATATCCTTTAACTTTTTTTGACCTACTACAGTAAACAGGCTAGGAGTATTCCCGTAAAAACTCAACTCTAAATCTGTTCTAACCCCCTCCTGGACTATAGACCTAATAAGCCTTATAAACCCGCTTATTATAGGTACGTCGTCTACGAAAATAGTAGCGTTTAGTTTTTTGTTATAGTAGTCTATACCGCTATAGGTCGCTAGTTGTACGGCGTTAAATACCTGGGCGTTAACCTCTGTTAGTGGTACTCTAAACTCTCTGCTAAAAGGTGCCCGCGCTGTAAAGGTGCTAATCTCTGTAAACTCCCAGTTTTGACTAATTACCTCATTAGGGTATAAATCTAAATAGGTAGACTCATTAGAGCCTACAGTAACGCTAAAAGTAAAATAACAGGCCTCGGCTATACTTTCGCAATTTTGTACCTCCTCAAAAAATAAATATCCCCCGTCTATATCAAAACCCGTAACTGTATACTGTCCCGTTCCCTGGGTATCATTATACATATTTAGCGTTGTATTTTGATCCGCTACCATTTGCCAGAGCGCGTTTATATCCGGGGGCTCAGGCTCTAGGGTTACCTCGTCTATTAAAATTCTATTAGTGTCACAAAATATATTGCCGTCCTGTGGGCAATTTTTGAACGTCGCCGTATACGTTATAGTTTCGGTATTGCCTTTATTTACTAATATAGTTACCTCGCCGTTCATGTCCAATAATTTTGGGTTATCTTAAATTTTAGGGTAACATTTACTAGTTTGCCGTTTCGCCCCCTTTGCTCTGTAAAATTAGTGTCTATTAGGCTCACCGGTACCGCCTGTTCTGGGTTCTGGTTTCCTTGGATCTGTAACGGGTAAATAGTGTTTTTTGTAAGCCATTGTACTTGGTTACTATTAAATAAATTTTTCAGATAAATAAATTCATTCTCCTGTATCCAGTCGCTAGTTACCGTTAACGTACGCTCATTTATATTTAGCGTGTCTATAGTCTGCCGTTGGTTAGGGTAAAAAATACCCTCTGTATTATTATTAAGGCGACGTATAAACTGTTTCCTGTCCACTTGGTTAGTTATATCTGAGCGCTTAATAAAATTAAAATAGTCCCACCCGCCCCGCATACTTACCCAGGCTATCCTAATTATATCATTTCTACAGTCGTGCTGTCCCCATTTCTGGGCGTTATAGACTACATACGTACGGCTAGTAGTTTCGTCCCGGTCGCTATCCTTTGCCTCGAAAGTATAATAGTACCAATCCAGGTTATTTATTAAAATATTAGCCGCTATTAAATTTTTAGGGTAAATACCTACGTGCAAAAAAAGAGAAACGCTAGTAGGTGTCGCTAAAAAATTTACTGTCTCTGTTTGCTGAGTTAATACCCCGCCTACCATGTGGTATATGTTAACCTCCATTTGATCTACCGCGTTATTAGATAGCGGGCCTATGCCGGGTAAATACGCGGGTAGTGCAATACAGCCCCAGTCTGTATTATTTGCCGGAATATAAACGTAACTATCCGATAGGCCAAAGGTGCTAGCCATGTCCCAGGTATTAGTATCGCGCCACCTATCCGACCACATATAACTACTAATACCGTTACATAAATAGACTGTAGGTAATACCGCGCTAGTTATGTCGTCAGGATCCGGTCTAAAACCATAAAAGGCCTGTAGGTAGGCGTTAAATACGTTAACAGTTACGGCCTCTACGTTGCCCTCTACATTCTCGGTAAAGAGCCCATTAACTACCCACCCCTCCGAAATTTCTACGTTATATCTGCAATAGCCAAAAGTTTCCGGCTCCTCTAGTGGGGTGTCAAAAGGTATATAGTGAGGTACCTCGTCTCTGCTATTTTTATTCTCCCAGTTCCTTAAATATACTAAAGGGTTTAGGTCGAAATATAATTTCTCATCAAAAGGCGCAGGGTCGTATAAAAACTCATAGTTTTTTAGGGTGCTTAGATCCGCTACCCTTACTATATATTTAAAACCTATTTGAGTAGTTTCGTCGCTCGACGCTCTATATATTAACTTTTGCCCCCGGGCGCTCCACTCATAGGGTTGCTCTTCTAACGTAATCATTTTATATATTTATTTGCCTTTAGTCTTAGTTGTATCATAGCGTTAATAGCGTCTGGAAATTTCTTTTTATAGTCTGGCTTAACTGAGTCAACCGCGCTTTTCATGTATCGTATACCCTCAATACCTTTAATACCGATAGAACGCGCTACCCTCTTAGCCAGTTTCTCCCATTGCTCCTCTGTTTTTTCCTTTTGCTTAGCAAATTGCCCGCGCTTACGTTTGTCTACCTTGTAAACCTTTCGCAACTTAAACCCCCTTACTTTCATCCAGGCGCGTATAGGTTCCCAGGGGGGCCAGGAGGTAGGGGTATCCGGGTAGGGTCGGCGGCCTTTTTCTATTACGTCGGCGTAGTTACGGGTAGCCTTACTCTTAGTCGTAAATATTAACAGATCCATTTTGCCCCGTTTCCAGAACGTATATTTCAGATCGTCTCTGAGTCTACCCGTAGCGACCCTGTTAGTCATTCGCCCGCGTATACGACGTTTAGCCTCTAGGTTTATACGTGCCCCATATAGAACCTCCTCGGCAAATTCCGTTAGTACCTCTCTAATAGGGTTATTACTCGTAGCCATTGGCGCACTTTATTTCTGGTATGTCTTGCCAGTCTACTAAGCCTAAAGGCTCCCCACATTTAGAGCCCATAGTAGAGTAGTTAGCCGGGTTAATTACCTCGGCCTCTACGTATCCTATTTCCATACCACATTTAGAACACACTAGTTTTTTCTTTTCCATAATTACGCTGTATATGTGCAAGTTCCACCGGCCCCGCCCGCACTTCCGGCCGTTCCTGTAGTGGGGGCTGTGGGCGTAGTGCCCGCGTTAGTAGTGCCGTTAACTTGCGTTATAGTTCCGTCACTTATTCTTATTACCGTTATTCTACCGCCACTACCTCCGGTTCCACCCTGGGCACCTATGCCAGTACCTCGGCCGTCCCCTCCGTTTCCACCGGATCCACCGTTAGCAGAAATAAACGTAAAGTTACCTCCAGTAATAGAGTTACATAGTAGAAATACATAGCCTCCACCGCCTCCGGCTCCACCTCCACCGCCCCCGGTGTTATTATTTATTTGGACACCCCCGCCGCCATTACCCCCGGCCGCTCCATTAGCGCAAAGGGCCGCGCTGTTAGTAGAGCCTCCTATACTAACGGTCTTAGCATAAATATATAAATTACCGCCACCGCCTCCACCGGCACCTCCGCCGCCACCTCCAGACGCTCCATTACCCGCGCCGCCGCCACCGCCACCGCCGTTTAGTCCTGGGTAGACTAGGGTAGACGTTGCTACGCTACTAGACGGGCTTAACTCTACGTGAGAGAATAAACCATATACTCCTATAGTTCTAATTAGTGGTATATATCCGCTAGCCGGTAGGTTTCCATTAACCTGACCCGCTGAGCCATTACCTCCGGTTCCGCCAGGCCCATTACCCCCCTTACCTCCAGAACCTCCGGCCCCACCTACTCGGTAGTTATTAGTAGCCGCCGCCACAGCCGTACCGCCTACTACACCGTTAGCGGTAGCGCTATTACCTCCATTTCCCCCCACTACCTCAGTAGCGATCCCGCTAGCCGTTTCCGCCGACCCGTAAACCGTCCGGCCAAAGCCTAATTTACCCGCTGAGGTTCCATTAGTACCGCCGCCAAAACCCAAAGACGAGGCACCTACTAAACCGTTTTGATATATGCCGTTAGCACCGGCACCCGTTAGGTCTAAGGTGCCAGAAACAAATACCCTAAAACCTTTGCAGTTTAAACTACCTGAGCCTGTTATGGTAAGGTCTTGGTAATAGGTGTCGGCTAACAGGGTGGCGCTGTTACTTGTAATAGTTACGACTCCCGCCGATCCGTCACCGAAATAAGTTAGGTTAGTCGCTGAGACCTTAGCCGTAAAACTACTATAGTCGGCGGCCGTAATTAACCCCCTCTTAGTAGCGCTAGCCGTTGG